CTAAAGCTAATAAGCAAAGTAGAGCGGTAAAAACTAACAATGTTAAAAAAGCGGGGAGAGGTAAATAATGGTATTTCCTAGAGGTAAATATAAAGGTCAATTAATATCTGATGTAGAACAATATGATCCTAGCTATGTTAGGTGGTGTAGGGCAAATACACCTTGGATGTTTAAATCACAAAAACCCAAAACATCAGCTGCTGAACAAGAGTTTATTAGTGATTGGAAACAACAATCAGAACTCAACACATATTTAAGAAATAACCCGGCAACATTAAAGGAAGCTTTTGGCGATTAAATTTGGCTATCAGCAGAAGGGTTCGTATATTTACCCAAATATAAAGTTATACTTATGAGCGAAAATTTTAAATCAAGAACATTCAATACCCCAGATGGTAAACGAGTAACAATGTTTGATGGTAAACTTCATAGTTGGGATGTTCCCGCTATTACTTACATTAATGGTAAAAGAAGCCTAGATGAATATTACCTATATGGTATTCGTTATGAAGCAGAAGAGTGGAAAGAGATGAAGAAACAATGGGAAGGATTGCCTTGGTATAAAACACCAGCTATTCTTATGGATGCAGGATCAGCAAGAAACTAAAACATATGGAAGTGGGGTTGGGTTTGCCAACCCCTTTTCGTATATTGTAATATATTAAAATAATAACTATGAAAATAGGATTAACAGGTACTATGAGTGTTGGTAAAACAACATTAGTTAACGCTTTAAAAAAGAATAAGTTATTTAAAGATTATAATTTTGCTACTGAGCGTAGTGAATATTTAATGAATTTAGGTATTCCATTAAATACTGATTCTACATTAAAAGGTCAAACAGTATTTTTAGCTGAGCGATGTGCTGAATTGATGCAGGATAATATTATAACTGACAGAACTATTATAGATGTATTAGCATTTACTCAATCAGCTAAATCAGTTGACCAAGTAGAGTATGATTTATTTGAACAATATGCTATTCAGTTTTTAAGAGATTATGATCATATATTTTATATTTCTCCTGAGGGTATGCCTATTGAAGATAATGGTGTTAGAGAAACTGATGAACATTTTAGAGATGTTATTGATTTTAGTATTATGAATTTATTAAAACGATGGGGTCATAGAATAGATAACGTAACTGAAATTAGTGGTACTACTGAACAACGTATCAAACAAATCGAAGAAGCCATATCTTAATAATATTTATAACAAAATATAATAAATGAAACGTTCAGAATTAAAATCATACATCAAAGAGCAAATAGTATCTACTTTAGAAGAAGCTACATTTCAAGCGGATAAAAGTGATCAATCATCAATAGATGCAGCTAAGAAATCAGCTGGTAAAGATGATGTAATCAAAATATCAGAAATCGATGATGAAGAAGGTGATAAAGAAGCAACGAAAGGTGCTAGAAAAAATGCCTCAAAAACTAAACGTTTAGATGCTAAGATTAAAGCTTTACAACAAATCGAAGCTGATATGAAGACTGAACTTAAAGCCTTTAAATCAGCTGAAGGTGATGATGAAAAAAATGCGGCTAAAAAACAGCTAAAAAGATTAACTGATTTGAAAAAAGAAGCAAAAGCTGAAATTAAAAAATTAGAAAGTGAAATTATTTAATAAGTATACTCTATTAGTACTATTATTAATATCAATAGGTTTTAATTATTATGAAATTTTTATTGATGATCCTTTATATATTAAACAATATGAAGATACAATTACTAAGTTAGAGACTGAAATAGATAGTATAAACATTAATAATATAGGTTTAAAATCACAAGTATTAGCCTTAGAAGATAAAATTGATACTTTAGATTTAGAATTAACAAATATAGAAGATAAAAGAAAATCAATAATCAGATCATATGAAATATATTTACAGCAAATTACTGATCTTAATGATTCTGAACTTGAACGTTGGTTACTCTCAAGATACAACAATTGAACTTGAATATGATATCGCCCGATTAGTTATTGAAGATTTAATTAAAGGTGATGCATCTAAAGAAGAATTGTTTTTATCTAAAGATCAAATAAAAGTTTTAGAATCAAAGATATCCCTTAAAGATAGTATTATCCTAAAAAAGAATGATATTATTGGGAATTATGAAAGTATTATGGGTAAACAAACTGAACAACTTTCATCAATAAAAGACCTTTCCAAACAACTACAACTTGATTTAAAAAAACAAAAAGCCAAAACCCAACTATTTAAACTAGGTGGGACAGCTGTTCTAATAGGAGCGGTAATATTAACTATATTGTAGTAATATGGGTCAATTAAGTATAAACGAAATAATAAAGGCGGAATACATAAAATGCGCTAATAACCCAGTACATTTCTTTAAAAAATACTGCTATATCTCTCACCCACAACGAGGTAAAATATTATTTAGTCTCTACCCATTTCAAGAAAAAGCATTACAGTTAATAGATAAAAACCCCTATTCTATTATATTAAAATCTAGACAGTTAGGTATATCAACCCTATCTGCAGGTTACGCTTTATGGTTAATGACATTTCATGAGAATAAAACAGTAATGGCTTTAGCCACTACACAAGCAACAGCCAGAAACTTAGTACAGAAAGTGCAGTTTATGTATGAGAACCTACCCAGCTGGTTAAAGGTTCCATCTATAGAAAACAATAAGTTATCACTTAAGTTATCTAACTCATCAAGGATATTAGCAAAATCATCTTCACCAGATGCCGCAAGATCAGAAGCCGTTTCTTTGTTGATTATCGATGAAGCCGCATTCGTTGAAAACGTAGCCGAAACATGGGCTTCCGCACAACAAACTTTAGCAACGGGGGGTGGTGCTATAGTATTATCTACACCAAATGGTACTGGTAACTGGTTTCACCAAATGTGGGTTAAAGCAGAAGCAGCACAAAACGATTTTTTACCTATTAAACTACCTTGGAATCTCCACCCAGAACGAGATCAATCATGGAGGGATAAACAAGATGAACTATTAGGTGATCCTAGATTAGCAGCACAAGAGTGTGATTGTGACTTTTCATCATCAGGTAATACTGTATTTTATGGTGAATATATTGATTACATAAATAATAATACAGCGAAAGACCCAGTTGAAAAACGAGGTACAGATGAAAACCTATGGATTTGGGAATACGCTGATTACACTAAAGATTATATAATAACAGCAGACGTTGCTCGAGGAGATGGAAGAGATTTTTCTACTGCTCATGTTATGGATGTTGAAAGTAATACCCAAATAGCAGAATATAGAGGCCATTTATCAACTAAGGATTTTGGTAATTTTTTAGTTGGGCTAGCAACCGAATATAATAACGCTTTACTAGTAATAGAAAACGCATCTATTGGTTGGGCTACTATACAACAAGTAATAGAAAGAAACTATGCAAATCTTTACTACACACAACGTGGAGAAGCAAGTGTTGATTCGTATTTTGACTCATATATGGATAATAGCAAGATGACTGCTGGTTTTACTATGTCAACTAAAACAAGACCTGTTGTAATCCAAAAGTTTGTTGAGTATGTAACTGATAGAAGTGTTACAATACAATCCAAACGATTAGTTGAAGAGATGAAAGTTTTTATTTGGATGAATGGTAAAGCAGAAGCACAAACTGGCTATAACGATGATTTAATAATGGCGTTTGGTATGGCAATGTATATTAGAGATACAGCATTAAAATTTAGACAAAGAGGTTTGGATATAACTAAGGCCTCACTATCAAATATAGGAGTAAATAAAGTAGCATATCAAGGTGGTTTTAACGCAGTTAATCAAAGTAACGAAAACCCCTACAAACTAGATAATGGGATAGGCGGTCAAGAGGATATAGGTTGGCTCTTATAATATTTATAATAATAAACAGCGATGGCAGATAAAGGATTATTTCCAAGATTAAAAAGATTATTTTCAACTGATGTGATTATTCGCAATACGGGTGGGAATCAAATTACAACTATTGATACAAATACAATCCAAACATCAGGTGAGTTTGAAACTAATTCATTAGTTGATAGGTATGGTAGATTATACGCTGGTAACCCATCATCACTATATGGGGCACAGTTCAATATGAACTACCAATACTTACGCACTCAGTTATATTCAGAATATGATTTAATGGATCAAGATGCTATTATAGCATCTGCATTAGATATTATAGCAGACGAATCAACACTTAAAAACGATATGGGTGAAGTATTATCCATACGTTCATCTAATGAAGACATACAAAAAATATTATACAACCTATTTTACGATGTTTTAAACATTGAGTTTAATATGTGGAGTTGGGTTCGTCAAATGTGTAAGTATGGTGATTTTTTCCTCAAAATGGAAATATCAGAAAAGTTTGGTGTATACAACGTTAGACCTTATACAGCATTTCAGATAGCACGTAAAGAAGGATTCAACCCTGAAAACCCAGAAGAAGTAGTATTTGAATTTAATCCAGATGGTTTTACAGGTGGTGACTCAGGTTACTATACTGCACCCAGTCAAACTCCATCTCCAAACGTTATTAGATTTGATAATTATGAAATGGCTCATTTTAGACTTATATCGGATGTTAACTACCTACCTTACGGCCGTTCTTACGTAGAACCAGCGCGTAAACTATACAAACAATATGCTCTCATGGAAGACGCTATGTTAGTACATCGAATCGTTAGAGCCCCAGAAAAACGCACTTTTTACGTTAACGTTGGAGCTATACCTCCAAACGAAATAGATGCGTTTATGCAAAAAACAGTATCGTCACTAAAACGTACTCCTTATGTTGATCCAAAAACAGGACAATATAACTTAAAGTATAACATGCAAAATATGTTAGAGGATTTTTATATTCCTGTACGTGGTAATGATACATCAACTCGTATTGAAACTACACCTGGATTAACATATGATGGTATTCAAGATGTAGAATATTTAAGAGATAAACTATTTGCTGCCCTAAAAGTACCTAAAGCATTTTTAGGTTATGAAGCCGATTTAGAAGGTAAAGCAACATTAGCAGCGGAGGATATTAGGTTTGCTCGTACTATAGATCGTATACAACGAATCCTTATATCTGAACTTAATAAAATAGCATTAGTTCACCTATATGCTCAAGGATATAGAGATGAAGGGTTGACTAACTTTTCATTAGAAATGACTACACCTAGTATCATATACGATCAAGAAAAGATTGAACTATTAAAATCTAAAACTGAACTAGCACAACAAATGTTAGATCAAAAACTATTACCAACAGATTGGATCTATGATAATGTATTCCATTTTAGTGAAGATCAATATGATGAGTATAGAGATTTAATCAGGGAAGATACTAAACGTGGATTCAGATTAAAACAAATAGAGGAAGAAGATAATGACCCAGTTGAAACAGGTAAATCATATGGTACACCTCATGATCTAGCCTCACTATATGGTAAAGGTAGATCATACAGTGATCCAGGAAACGTACCTGTTGGTTACAACAACGATAAAGAGGATGTAGGTCGTCCTAAAGACAAAACACGTCGTAATAAACAAGATTCAAACTTCGGTAAAGACAGATTAGGTTCACAAAATAAAGATAACGAAAGTAACTCTATTAAACCTAACTTCAAAGGTGGTCCATTAGCACTAGAAGATGCTAAAACCACTTACATAAAAAACCAACACCTATTTGAGGGAATGGATAAAAAGAAAGTAACAGTTGAAAAGAAATCTAAAAACCCATCGTATTTAGACGAATCTCAACTTAAAGGTTAATATTTATAACTAAATATATATTTGATGCGCATCAAACATTCAAAGTATAAGAATACGGGTATCCTATTTGAATTACTCGTACGACAGATCACGGCAGATACACTTAAAGACGGTGAATCACCATCTGTTGACTTATTAAAAAAGTACTTCTTTAAAAGTGAACTAGGTAAGGAACTTAAGTTATACGAAAGTATAACTAAATCAAAAGTCTTAAGTGAAAATCAAGCATCTACCTTCATTTCTACTGTATTAGAACAGTCAACCAAGTTGAATCGTTCTACATTACGTAAAGAAAAATACAACTTAATCAAGGAAATTAAAAGTTTATATAACATAAACGAATTCTTTGCTACTAAAGTAAAAAACTATACACAATTTGCTTCAATCTATACGTTAATCGAATCTCAAAATTCAAAAAACATAACGGATACAGAACAAATTGTAAATAATAAAGTAAATTTATTAGAACACCTAACTAAATCAGTAGCATCTGATGAGGTTAAAAACGATGTTTTAAGTGAATTCCAAACATACGATAAAGATACAAGAATCTTAACCTACAAAGTTCTTTTAGAAAAGTTTAACGACAAATATGATGATCTATCTAACGATCAGAAGTCAGTTCTTAAAGAGTTTATTGAATCAGTAGATTCAACTCCAAAACTACGAAACTTTTACAACTCAAAAATTAAAGAGCTTAAGTATGCAGTATTAACTGAAGCTAAAACTCTTAAAGATAAAGTTGTAAAAATCAAATTAGTAGAAGTTTCTAAACTACTTACAGAACTTAAGAAAACTGATAAAGTAAATACAGACAACTTAGTAGATTTACTCCAGTATTATGAGTTGATTAAAGAAATAAAACTTACTAAATGAAAAAATCTGAGTTAAAAAAAGAAATACGTGAACGTATTTTAGAAAAAAAGTGTAAAACTGCTGATATAGACGAAATGTCTACATCTGGTGGTGCTGGTGCTTACAACACACCATATGCCTTTAAACTTAAAAAGAAAGATAAGGATTTAAGTGAAGCTTTAAATGGAGATCAACAAGAAGCCTTGATGGACTTACAAAATATATTAGATAGAGCTGCTCAATTAGGAGACGAAGCTAAACAGATAATAAGTGATGTATTCCCAGAAGAACTAAGAGGAGCAGAAGCATACGAAGTATTTAACTTTGGTTCTAGTTCTAATAGCTATGATAATACTTTAGAATCCCTTATTAGTGACATAGAACAACGTTTTTCAGAAGACGAAGGAGATTTAGACTAATATGTATAAGTATAGAATAACAGAAAACGATCAAGCAAAAGCTGAAAAGTTTCAAAAAGAACGTATCGATGCGTTTTCTGATATTGAAAAACAGTTAGTTGATGTAGTTAAAACCATCAGAAAAGCTAAAATAGAAACAATAGCATACTATAGAGATAATCCAGATAAGTTTGCTATAGTATATGGAACAGATTTAATACAAGATTATCTCAACGATATAAAAATATTATTAACACCCGACAAAGATGAGTAAAGAAAAACTAAACGAGAACTATGTTGATTTACAACCAGTAAATAAGTGGGAATCAGCTCCTGAAGAAAATTATACTACAAAATTCAAAGCATTTCTAGCTGAAGAAGCTAAAATTGAAGAGAAAAAAGTAACTAAAGAGGTTGAAGAAGTTCAATCACATGGATTCGACTATAGCGATACAAAAAACATTGATAACCTAAACGG